CAACCCTTGATCTTAATTAAGGGGCAAGGTGATGACTTCCGGCGAGCACGCCATCAGGCGCGCTCGAGAGCGACTGGTCCCCAAAAGGGCCGTCCACCTAGGGCTTGGAGTCCGAAATCTCAACGCGGCGCTAATGTGACGAAATTCGACACTGGGCACGATGTTGGTTATGAAAGGGGCGCTCTGTCTTATGACAGAACCGTCCAATACATGACCTATCAGCGTACTCAGAGTGGAACTATCACACCTGGCTATACCGCGAGAAAGAAATCGGGTACCTTACCTGTAAACGATTACAGCATGACTATGACAACCATAAAAGATGGAGGACGCATTGAGCAAACGTGGTTTACCACGAATCCCAATGAATACTCTGTTCAATATGGCCCATATAGTGCTGCTCTCGGAGGTGATTATGGTAACTTAGACCTATCTTCGGCGGCAAACACCACCGTTGATAACAAAGCCGTAAGAAAGCTTATTGATCGGGCCGGGCAAGATGTGAATAACATCGCGCAAGACCTTGTTCAATATTCTCAGACTATCAATATGATTACAGATATTAGTAAACGTATTGCTAGTGCTGCTAGTAACTCCGCCAGAGGAAACTTTGTCGGGGCCGCTAGAGACTTATGGCAATCCAGACCTCCTGTGTATCGCAAGGGGCATGAGCCTAAAGCCGGAAAGTCCGCTGCCAATAACTGGCTGGCGTATCAGTACGGCTGGAAGCCTTTGCTCCAAGATATACATGGGATTATGGAGTCCTTCGCTAAACTTAATAAAAGCGATAGGACTGTCCAAGTTGCTCGCTCATCTGCTAGTGGAGAATTGTCAACTAGTGACGATCTTATCATGAATACCGCAGGCTCGCCTCATATTGGAAAAACTTATAAGTTGATCCAATGGAATACGAGGTATGGCATACGGTACCGTGTTGATAATCACATGTCGGCTTTTCTCAATCAGACCGGTTTTACAAACCCACTAAACCTCGCGTGGGAAGTGCTACCGTACTCATTTGTGGTAGATTGGTTCCTGCCCATTGGTCCTTGGCTAGAAGCCATGACCGCTTGGAACGGTTTAACGTTCTTAAGTGGGTGGAGATCAAAACTAACACGAGTGACTACTTACAACGGAGTGTCTTACGACGGACAGAGGTATCCCTTCTTTCCAACTGATTCTACGATGTGCAATATGCATGGGAGTATCTTTGCTGAAAGGATCACCTATACTCGTACGAAGCTTACAAGCTTCCCGAGTCAGGAGATCCCTAAGTTTAAGAATCCTCTTGGCGTAGAGCATGCGTTGAACGCGGTTGCGTTAGTTAGGTCTGCCTTCCGGAAGTAAGGAGGTCACATCCGTTTAATGCTACATAAAGGAGCAAGTTAATGCCCGCCATAGGCAGCATTAAAACAGCGTCGTTACTGGGTGGTACTGTAAGAACATCTTCGGCTACCATTTCGTACGACAAAACGTTTGACCCCGCTGGGAAAGATCTCAAGGGTGTCTCGCGTTGGGAAGACCGTAGCGGCGGAATCGCCGTCGGTTATCCCACCCTAACGATGTCCCTGCGTCGCCCTACTGTTGGGTCTCGCATGTACAAAGTTACGGCAAAGTTGGCCCTCCCGACACTCGAAGTAACGGCGCCCACGACGGTTACCGGCATTCAGCCGCAACCGACGAAAGCGTACGACTGCGCTTGTGTCATGGAGTTTATGTTACCTGAGCGTAGTACTTTGGCTGAACGGACTGCATTGTTCAATCATGTACATTCGCTCTTCGTAACAACGATTAACGCGTCGGACGATGCCCCAAGTGATGCTTCTGGGTCACCGCTCTCCGCGAACGTGTTGAACCTCGATCCGGTTTACGGCTCGTAATAGGCCGTTCACCTCAGGTGTGAAAACCTGACGAAGTTCTTCTAAACTCTCGGAGGTCTTACCATGTCTTCTAAGAAGTATGGTTCTCAGTTCCTTAAAGGACTGACCAACTATCGCGTTACACCCAAGGATTCGTCCTTGGCTATCGAGAAGTATCTTGAGTCCTTGGATCATCCTCGAGCTTTAACCGTATGGCTTATGTTCAAACATAATGAGCATAAGCAATTGGTTGAGCTTGAGTTTGACCCTTCACACTATAATACTATTCAGTGTGTAAGGAGTGCTTACTCTGCTACCAAGTTATTATCAAAATACAAGGGATTAACCTTGGACTATGATCTTGACGAAGTAGCTTTGAAGAAGTTCGATGAATTTGAACTTCTTTGCAAGCACACAAATTCTCGCTTTCGAAACTTGTCGCTGGATCCCCTTTATAAGGGGCCAGCCGTGTGGCTGCACAATGCAGTCATTCGTAAAATCGACACGATTCTCGGCGATTATGAGTCTTCGG